AAGTTTTTTTATTTGAATTTTACCAGTTCTACCAGCACAACAAAATCCTCCAGCTTTTTCTGAAATATAACTCATATACTCTCTTGCTTTTACTTCATTGTCATAAACATATATTTTTTTATTAGAATTAAGAAAAGAGCTTGTTTCTAATTCAAGCCCTTTCTTTTTACATATATCTTCTGCTATTTCACCTAAAGTTGCATAGCCTTTTTTCTTTATCAATTCACTAGCATCATAATATCCATCGTCTGTATCTAATTTTATAATATTATCTACAGCTTTTATATTTATTACATTGCTATCTTCATCGTCATAGTCATCTACATTATAAATTCCGTATTGGCATCATTTCAAAACTATCATCATGCTTTGCTAAGCTTTTTACTTGTAATTTATTTAGATCACATACTAGCATTTTATTTAACTCTGCAACTGTTATTGCATGATTTACTAAAACACCATATTCTATTCTTATTGTCTTAGCGCTTATTATTCCAGAACTTTTGTGTATTTTCATCTCTATGTATTGACTTGGAACACTTCCCAACTCTAGTTTTTCATCAAATAGTTCTCCTCCATGTTTAAAATCTAGCAAATATTTGGGATTTAATAATACATCATCTATATAAATATTAGTAACTGTTAGTGCATTGCTTTTATATATTGTTTTTATTGCTTTTTCTGTTAATCCTTTATACATCGTTTACCTCCAAAACAATTTGCTTTTGTGCATCTGTTAATTCTTTTTGCATTAAATTAAATGATGTTTTCCATTTTGTCTTTTCTGTTTCTGTTCCTTTTTCTGTTTTTATCATGTCAACTTTTCTTTTTGAAACTCTGAATTTTACGCCTTCTAAAAAGCCACCTGGTACTACTGGAACTTTTACATCTAATATTAATGGATTTTTAAATGTTTTTTGACATAATTCTTCTGCTTCTTCTTCTGTATTAAAATCCCATGACATAGAAAGCTTTAACATTCCTACTGCAATGGGATTATCAATTAAAGAACCATCATCGTTTGATGTATAACTATCTTTGTCTGTATCTTCTATGTCTGCACTATATGTACTTGGTGTTGGTAAATTTTCTTCTTTTCCATGTTCTCTCCATATCATAATTTTATCCTCCTATTAAAGCTTCTATGTCTTTTCCTGTTCTTCTTGTTTTATCTCTTAAGTCATCTAACAATATTTGTCCTAGTTTTTTATTTCCTACATTAATTGTTAAGTTTATTGGTCTATCGTTATTGTCTAAAGATGCAAAATCTGATAATACATCTTCAAATGTATTTGCAATATTTGATGGTTGAATATTTATAGGCTCTATTTTAGGTTGAATTGGATTAAATCTAGTTATTGAATCTGTATTAATTGTATATGACATCATGTTTGCCAAATTTTCTATTTCACTTTTTACTTTATTTGTATTAGCCTTTATTCCACTTACCATTAAATCTATCATATCTGGCATATATGTATGAAAATTGCTTAATGGTCCATCTTCTGGCTCAGAAAATCCTAATAAGCTTTTTATTTTATTTGCTACTGAATTTACTGCACTAGTAACCTTATGTATATTATTCTTAATTCCCGATGCCATATTGCTTACTAAATCTTTTCCCCAAGTTGATGCATTACGTCCTAAATTAGAAAATGTGTTTTTTATGCTATCTCCCCAATTAGAAATAGTACTTTTTGCACTATTTAATCCTGTTGAAATATTATTCTTTAGAGTATTTACGCTATTGTTTACATTCTGTGATGCATTACTCCAAGTTAAACTAATCTTATTTTTTACATCATTTCCCCAGTTTGAAATTGTTGTTTTAGTATTACTTGACCAGTTTGAAATATTGCCTTTTATTTCTGTCAATTTATTAGTCACATTATTTTTAAACTCAACAAATGGCTGTTTCACTTTATCCCATATTCCTAGTAATCCATTTTTCAAACCTTCTACAATGAAATTCCCTTGTTCCTCCATAACTGTTGATGGTGAATGTATTCCAAAGGCATTTTTAAAGCCGTCAATAAATGGAACAAATATATTATCATATACCCATTGACCAACTCCAACAATAGCATCACCTATTCCTTTAAATATTCCTGCTACTACATTCCCTCCACATTCTTCTATCTTATCATTGAAATAATCTTCAATCCCATTAAAAGCATCACTTATTAATGTTCCTAAAAAAAGTGCAAGTCCACCTAGTGCAGTTCCTATACCTTTGAATATCGCTGATACAACTCCACTCCAATCAATATTTTTTATAAATTCTTCAACATCTCTTGCTATTTGTTGCCAGTCAATAGTTTCTAATGTTGTAGATATTGTATCTAATGTTCCTTTTATTCCTTCACTTAATGTTTTTGCTGCTACTGACCAATCTACATTATTGAAAAATCCATTTATAGAATCCCCTATAGCTTTTCCAAATTGTTTCCAATCAAAGTTATTTACGAAATTATAGCCAAAATAAATAATTGTATTTAATCCTTGTGCAAATGCATTTCCAACCTTATTCCAATCAGTTTCTTTTATTCCACCATTTAAAAATTGTGCAATATTAGTTCCTATTTTCTTTGCTGTATTTTGAATTTTGTCCCAAGGTATACTATTTATTGCTTCATTTATTTTTTTACCAATTGTTTCCCCTACTTGATACCAATTTCCTTGTTTTATCGCATCAATTATTGGATTAGAATTACTATCCATTTTTGATAAATCTATATTAGGATTGCTTGAACTATTGCTATTATTCTTATTATCTGAAACATTGTTAATTTCACTATGCACACTTGATAAAGATTTACTTGCTTGTTTTGCACTACTTGATGTATTTTTCATTGACGAAGCTGTTGCTTTAGCGAATATGTTTACTCCTGACATTGCGTAAACTACACTTTGAATAGCTTTCATCAATTGATATACTAAACTAGTTACATATTGTATAACTGGTGCAAATACACTTCCCATTGCATATTTCATATATTCTATATTTGCACTTAATTGTTGTGCTCCTTTATTTTGACTTCCTAACCAAGCCTGAGCACTACTACTTAATGCAGAATAGATACTTCTTAAACTAAATAATGCTGTAGCATATTTTAATACATGTCCTAGTCCATTTTTTATCCCACCATTCCATTGTTTTATTTGGTTCCTAATTTTAATTGTTATTCCTGATATATTATTCATAGATGGTGTTATTTTCTTTAAACTTGAAAAAAAGCTAGAGAAAAAGTTTCCTTTGCCACCTTTTCCTAGCTTATCTTTTTTATTGTTTAATCTTTCTAATTCTGCTTCCGCTTCTATTATTTCTTTAGTGTTTAAATGTATCTTACCCTCTTTTGCGTTTTCTAGTTTTTCTTCTACCTCACTTATTTTATATTTTACTAATTCTAATTCTTTTGAGCCTCCCACTTGTTGAATTTGTTGTTTAAATTGTCTAACAAATGGAATAACTTGTTGAATTTTACTTTTTATCATATCCCACAAATTAATTGAATTAGTATTTGGTTTAATATTTTCTGTATTATTATTAATGCTTCCTCTATATCCAGTTATTTTAGGCTCAGCATTCTTAAGTTCATGTACTTTTATTTCTGGAATTTTAATTTCTTCTGATGTTCTTTTCAGTGTCTTTAAATGTCCTGTTAATTTCATTATTTCTTTAGAATAACCAGTAATATTCTTTATATTAAATGTTTGTCCATTTATTGTCATTCCACTAATATCATTCGGATCAAAGTTGTTGTTGGTATTTTCTTTTGAACCTTTTACATTATTACTTTTTATGCTTATATCTCCGTGCGGTATGTTGCTTATGTAATGCATCTAATTCTTTTTTTACTTGTGTTATTTGTTTTATTGCTTCTGCATTTGTTATTTTAATCTTTATTTGATTATTTTCAGAACTTTTTTTCAAATTTGCTAATTGTTTTTTTACTAACATCAATGATTGATTGATATTTTTTTGAAATTCTTTCATATCTAGTTTTGAAAAAGCTTCTTGTGCTTGTTTCATTACTTTCTTTATTGCTGGTAAAAACTTCTCAAATTTTTTTAATGCTTCTTCTACTTTTGCAGTTACAATGATTTCTATTTCTTCCACTGTCATAAGCTAGTCCTCCTTTCATTTTTATATTTTTTGTTATATAATCTACCTATCTCTTCTCAGAGATGTTATCAGGTATATAATGTTTCTAAAAGAATATAAAGATAAATAAAAACACCTACCTAAGTAAGTGTTTTTATTTTTTATTTTCTTTTAACCATTGATGATAAGCATAAAGTAAATTAATATTTGCGTTTATTATCTCTTTCTCCAAATTTGTTGCTGATTCACAAGCTTTCTCATTTGTTGATACATCAAAAGGCATTTTACCTTCTTTACATTCCACTAGTTTATCAAATTTATTATCTAAATATTCTTCCAAAAAAGCTCTAAATTCTTCATCCATTCTTAATCACCTCAATTATTTTGTTTTTTTGTTGCTCTTAATGGTGCTCCTACATTATCTCTAAAGCTTCCTAATAATATCTTTATTGTATCTAAAAACCATCCAATCATACATAACCCAAAAGTAAATGTATATAATAATCCTTTTCCTATATTTCCAACATAATATTGATGTAAACCAAACCATCCTCCAAATATACACATAATTAAAGCTGTGTCTTTATTTTTGTCTGATGTAATTGTTTGATAATGAGCCATATTGCTTTCCTCCTTTTATTTATTTTATAAAAGGATTATATCACTTTTTTGAAAAAATGTTGTCGAATTTTGTCGAAAATATTGTTTTTTAAAATAATTCTTTATAGCAATCTCTAATAAGTATTGATTTTGCATTTTGATTCATACAATCACCTGCAATTAATTTATTTGTCGTTGCTTCATTTAAATTAATTTGCGTTTTTAAATCATCATTTCTTTTTATTAAATTAGCTTGGCAATAATTAACTATATCTTTATACCTTCCATTCCAAAATTCACTAGGTTTTAGTCCAAAAAAATATGATAATAGTTCTAATGAATATATTAAATCAGTTGTATTGTCAGCGTTGCTTATTTGTTCTAATATTCCATCTAATCCTCTGAAAATATTTCTCTTTCCGCCAATTGTCCTATTATTTTCTCTGCTGATGTCTTGATTAGTGATTCCATATTGATTCCTGATAATGGATTTGATATTTTTTGTTCCATTTCCTCTTTTGTCATTTGACTTTTGAAAAAACCCTCATCATTTATTGCACCTGCTATTTCACTAAATATATCACCATATGCTTTGTTATTTTCTTCTTTATAATCATCTATAAATTCAAAAACTTCATCACTTGTTTTAAATGATTTCATTCCCGCTTCATCTTCTGCAAACGCATATATTATTTTTGCTAAAGCATCTAAATCATTTTCGTTTACAGCTTTAAAATATAAATCTTCAAAATTCTTTCCTTTTAATATATTAGTTATATTTACTATTTTTCTTGTTGTAAATACTAAATTTATTGTTTTGTTTTTTGTTACTAATTCCATATTTTTCTCTCCTTTGCAAAAGAGAGAAGGCTTTATTTTGTTGCCTTCTCTTTGTTAGTGTCTATTCCTGTTTGTTCTGACACGACACTTACATCAGAACTAGGCTGTGGGAAAGCCGTCGCTTTCTTCCACATCACTGTTTTTATATATTGTAACAGTCTCTTTTAAAAAAGCTCCTACTGTTACTTCTGCCATTGTAACAAACATTTGTCCTTTTAACGTTCTTACTAATGGTTGACTTCCTGATGGAGCTGTATGTGCTGGATTTTGGAAAAACCAGTATAATTCTTTGTTCATTAAGTTTCTTAATTTTTTATGTTGTGTATGTGTAAAGTATATATCTAATCCAATATTAGATGCCTTTTTTATTCCTGGTACTGAAAATTCATAATCTAAATCCAATGCAGATCCAGTAACTGGATCTGGTGCTTCTTCCAATGGTGGCACTTTTTCAGTAAAAGCAACTTGTGTTCTTTCTCCTGTTTTTGTTTCAGAATACCAAACTTTCACCCATTTACTTATATCAGGCATTTGGTCTGCTGTTGTATTTGTATCTTTTATTTCATTACTAGCCATTTTTAATTCCTCCTATTATCTTATAAAATCAAATGAGTTCATTATTGCATTATAAATAACCTCAAATGTTATTGTTATACCATATTTTTGCAATATAGAGTCGTATATTGCTGGGCTGGTATTTGTCCTTATAAAATTTAATTCTTGAAGTTTTGTACTAACTTCATCTGTCATTTGCATTGCTTGTCTTTGTTTTTCATTCCAACATGTTATTGAAATTTGAAATGTAGATTTTATTGGAAATGCATTTTCTGTTTTATTCACAGATTTCAAAGGTGTATGTAATTCAAGACAAGGAAATTTACTTGTTGTTGTTGGATTTGTTAATATTTGTTTATATTTTAATGGTTCTAGTTGTTCATATATTAAATCACTAAAATCTTTTATACTTAAATCTCTCATTTGCATACCTCCTTCAGCATTGCTTCTATTTTCTTTTTAACAATATCTGCATTTTCATTTCTACTTTTAAATTCTGCATCTCCCATAAAATGGTTTGCTTTCATTCCATGAGCAATATAGAAGTCCATTCCTTGAATATTTACAACCGGATAAGACAATACTTTTTCAACCTTACTTACTGGTATAAACCATTCCATGTATCCACTTTGAATGAAATGTTTTGATTTTCCCACATGTTCCATCTCAGCATTAGCACCTGTTCCGAAATATTCAAAGAATAGATATGAAACTCCGTTAGCCATAAATTTAGAAGGATCTGCATAAACCCTTCCTTTTACCTCTTTAGTAGACATATCAACCATTTCAACTAAAATTCCTTCTGAATTATGACCTTTTTCTAGCCTTATTGCATAACCTCTAATGTTATTTAAAACATCTTCTGTTATTTCTTTTGCCATCTCTGGTACCTTTTGAATTATAGCTTCTATATTTTTAAAATTATGTTTTACTTTTATGTTACAATTAAAATTAATCATTTTTGCATTTTCTCCAATATATATAACATTGTACTACCTATTTTTAAAGCATCTTTTACATAATATTCTGGTGTAAAATCTTCTAGCTCCGATATATTTTCAAATGATATTCCATCACCTTTATTTATAAGATACTTTCTTGTAGTTCTTGCTTTATATCTACTATAGTCAACTTCTCCTGTTGACTTCCTATCGAGTTCATTTATATCCTGCTGAATATTTAAATAAGCTATACCAACATTACTTTCCTTAGCTAACTTATACACTTCTAGCTCATTCAAGTCTTTTAATGACATTTCATTTATTTCTTTTACCGACAACCCTTTTCCTTTGTATCTCCACTTTTTTTCTGTTTCTCCGGTGGTCTTCTATTTCTTTATATTCTGATATGTAGACTTTTGTTAAATCTCGTAATAACATTACCTAATCCTCCTTAATCCAGATTTTACAATGTCATTTCTTAATTTATCTATTATATCTTCAAATGATGTTGAAATAGGACCTTCATTACGACTTGTTAAGCCTTCTGCACCTCTTGACAGATAGATTGCTTTAGTAGCTTTCTTAATATATGGAAATAATTTTTCAGTATCTTTTTTTCTATTAGAAATATCAGAGGCAATAGAACTTACTTCCTCAAATATTTCATTTAATACATCTTTATCGTCTTTATAATTAGCTCCTAAATCAGCTATTATTTTATCTATATTGCTGGTTTCTGCCATTTCTATTGCCTCCTACTTCTAGGCCATTGAAGCAGTTGCTATTCCTGCTTTTTTAGCCTTATTTGCTGAATCAACTTCGACAATTACTATTTTTTGTCCAGTTGTTGCTGTGATTTCGTCTGTTCCATTCCAAGCTGTGTATCCAGATGTGCAAACTGCATCATATTCTGGCATTGTTGGGTTTGCAGCTGTTTTATATTTATAGCTATTTCCAGAAGCTAAAGCTGGTGTAACAGTTATTTTTGTTTTTCCAGTTGATGTTCCTGCTACTGATGTTACAGTTAAGTCTGTAAGTTTAGCATCTGTTACATAGAATATTGTATCTTCCATTAAAGCTTTTGTTCCTTTATATAAGAAATCTTCTAATGCTACAGCATCATCAAATGGTATTTTCTCTGCTCCATATTCTGATACATAAAATGGTTGAGCAATAGCTCCATCCATCATTACAACAGCTTTTACACCGTCTGGTAATCTTGTTGATTCATAAACTCTAACAGAATCATACATACCAATCGCTTGCTCTTTTGGATCTGTTCCATTTGGTAAATCATCAAGAATTTTCTTCATTCCTTTTCTATATTCGCTATCTACTACAATAACTAATAAATCCGACTCTATACCATCAATAAAGTCATTCTTTAAAGTTCTTGCTTTTTGTAATAAAGTATCAATTGTATCTTGAATGTTATCTTTTGCAGGGATTTCTGTTCCTTTTAATACTTTTGCAAAGAACTCTCTATCTAGGTATCTTATGATAGCTGATTGATGATTTACTTTTCTTTTTTCGGCCATACCATCGATACCATAAAGTTTTACGTCTTTTCCTTGTAATTCCTCTACAATTTCTTTATCTGTATCAATAACAACTTTTACTGGTTTAGCTTTTAATTTATCGCCTTTTCCAGCAGCTCTTGCAGTACCTTTATCTTTTAATTCTGCATTTACAAATCTTTTATATTCAATTACTCCACCTTCTGGATTTCCAGAACCATTTTTAGCTTTTATTTGTTCTGACACTGCTCTTGCAGCAACATTTTCTAGTACTCCACTTAATACTTGTTTTAAATTATCCTTTGTTTTACCATCTTGTAGCATTATATTTAATGCTTCTTGTGTAATTTCTCCCATTTTCAATTCCTCCTATTTTTTAATAACTTGCTCTAGCTATTGATTTATTTCTTTCATTATCAATGCCTAATTTTTGTGTTGGAGTATCTTCTTTTAATCTTTCATTCACTGCTTTTTCAACAGCCTTGTTAAAAGCGTTTGAAACTTCTTCAATTTTCGAATTAATTTCTTCTGCCTTAACTGTTTCAAAATTAAAGAAAGTCAATAAAGATATATCCAGCCCTTTGTCACTTGCTATTTTTGTTGCTTGTTCTTTTAATTTATAAGCATTTAATTCTGCAAGTGCTTTTTCTTTGTCTGTTCTTTCTTTTTGTGCTTGATATTCAAGTTTTTGTTCTTTGTTCATCTTTGCTAGTTTTTCAGCCTCTGTTTTTTCACTATTCATTATTTCTTCCCAGTTTGCTTTAGCTGTGTTTATAGCCTTTTGAACTCTTTTGTCAAACTCTGCTTGATTTTTTCCGTCTTTTAAGAAATCATCAAATGTTACAGGATTATCATTTATTCCTGTGTTATTTGCCCCCGCTGATTCAGTAACTGCCCCAGTATTAGCATTATTTAGATTTGTATTATTTTCTTCCATTTTCTACTCCTTTTGCCCCAGCCATTGCTTAAGCCCCAGCCATTGCGAATTTGTATTCTGTTGTTCTTTATAGCCTGCAATCAGTAAAAAGGCATAAAAAATAGATGTACGTCTACATCTAAAAATTATAATTATAAAATGTTATTAACTTATTTATTATCTTTATTTTTTGCTTTCATATATCCATCAGCAAAATTATATTTAACTACCCAAATAACCGGTCTAAATATTGTAATTATAGTAAATATGATCCAATACCAAGTAGGCATTTGTAATTTAATGCCTAACATTAAAACTAATAACCACATATTATTTTTCCTCCCTTGTTATTCCTTTTATTGCCCAAAACTGTGCTTCTTCTAGTTTAGTTAATGCTAATGATGTTTCTCTACTTGGTTTGCACTTTAAATCAATTTCATCATAGATAATTGAGAAACCTTCTCTTATATGTTGTATTCTGTTGTTTTTTTCTTCATCTACTGCTAAATATTTTGCTCTATCGTTCATTTTTTCACCTTCTTTCCATAATAAAAGCACCTACTTTTTAGTAAGTGCTTAAAATATTGTTTTCTTTAATTTATTGTTTCTCATGCTTTCTTGTTCTTCTTTTATTAATTTTTCATACTCTTTTCGTATGTCATCAGGTGTGTTTTCTTTTAATTTTGTCCTATTTCCATTTTCGTCTTCTTCATCAGATAACCAATCTAACCATCTAGGATTCATTATCATTTATATCATTCCTCTCATTATTTTTATGATTTCTCTACTTAATATACTTGCGTTTTTTCCATTTCTATAATAATCTGAAAATGCTTCTCCTATTGTCTCACTATATTTCGTTTTTGCATATTTAGAAATATTATTCCTTAATAAGTCTTGTGACATTTTATCATTAACTCCTAAATTATTAAATGCTTTGGCTACAATTTCTTTTGTTGTTATATCATTATTCCAGTCTTTAATTATTAGATTTTTATCAGCATATCTGTTTTTAATTATTTCATATGTAACACAATGGCCTAATTCGTGATTTCCTAAATCCTCATACTTTGTATTTTTAGGATGAAATCCATTTTTTACATCATTTTGATATTGTTCTTTTACTATATTTTCATCTCCATAAAAGTTTCTACTTACTTCCATTATACATTTATTATCCTGTATATCTGGAGTTATATTTAATCCTCCATATGGATGTTCTATTACTCTTATTTCTTTTATTGCATTTTCTATTTGTGGAAAATCTTTATAAACTTTATTCATATTATTTAATGTTTTCAATAATGCTTCTTTATCCAATCCTTTTAATTTGGCTTTTTGAACATTATATTTATTTTTTACAATCTTTTCTAAATCACTATCAAAAATACCATACTTCTTTTCTAGTTCATAATATGGTAAATACACAATATAACTTCTGCAATGGTGATAATGGTGCATTATTGTTGGAAGATTTAACCCCAAAACAAGTCCTCTACATCGTATCCTTTGCATTGTTAATTCTTTTTGTGTTTCTCCGCCAGTATCTATCAAATACATTTTCTTTATTGATATAAAACTCTTGTCCATCAAGGCTTTGGCACATCAACGTAGTTCTATCGTCCTCTACTGCAACAAATCTAACTTTTGCATTATCTTCTGCAACTGATTTTATTCCTTCAACTTTTGCTAAATTACTTAAACCTATTAATGTTAAATCCATATAGCCTGATATTTTGTCATTATTTATATTGAGCTTTTGATTATTTTGCCTGTTTATTATATTCTGATAAACATTAGAATCGATTTTTAGGTCTTTTTGTTGCATTATATCATAAATTACTTGCTTGTACAATTGCTCTGTATTATATTTGATTATTATCTCAATATATTGTTTTAAATTAAATCCTGAATAATTAGGTTGATCCAATAATGCAAGAAACAAAGCCATTGGAATTATTGATGGCTTTTTCTTTTTGGTTACTTCTTGTTGTCCTTGTTCATAGTAATAATTGGCATCTTCATACATTATTTGCTTTTCTTGTTTTTCAAGTTTGCTTTGTTCTTCTATATATGCACTATAAATAAGCAATTCTAATATTTCACTATTCTTTACTCTTGTTCTTTTATAAATATTGTTTGCTAACATTCCAAAATAACCTGTTAGTAGTCCTTGTTCTTTCCAAGACTCTATATATGTATTTATTCTTTTCTTAGTTTTATTATCTGTAATATTATAGATGTTTTCTATTGTAAAATTAAATGTATCAAATAGTTCTTGAAGCTTATTTTGAGTTTGTCTGCTTGTCCTTTGATATATCATTTTCAGTTTTTGTATCTGTTGATCGTGATACTTCCATATTTCCACTTATATCACCTACTTTTTCATTAATGTCTTTAGGTTGATGCTTCTCTTCTATTTCTGTCATATTTTCTAAGGTTTTTTGAATATTCTCTTGGTTTTGCTTGTCCATTTCAGCAAGTTCTGACTCTGCATCTAATCCAAATGGTAAATGACTTATAATTGATTTGTCACTTACTAATCCTCTTAGTTTTAACCAAGCATTTGTAAGACTTTCTGTATCTGTAGGCAAATTACGAATTAATATAACATCTATATCTCTAAAATCATATTCTTTACCTTTTTTTAGATTTATTCTTGCTGTTATCATCTCCCACATTCTTAAGTATTCTTTTCTAAATAAATGATGTGCTTGTTGTAACACTTGTTCTAGAGGGAAAAACTTTTTTTCTAATGCTGCTGCATTGTCTGCATCTGTAAAACCTTGGTCAGTTACGTTTGGCACTCCAGAAATCATAAGTGCCATATCTAAACATGTTTTTTTATGATTTTCTGATGCTGTATCGTTTATATCTTTTATAATCCAATCAATATCTCCATCTTTATCTGGAGTATAAAATACTTTTGCGTTTAAAACAGTTTCATCTTCTTGTACTCTTGCAGGATTTTTTGTCATTATTATATTTCCATCCTTATCTTTTTGCTCTTCTCCATCTTCATTCAGCAACGGAATTAAAGGATCATTCGTTGGAGCAAATCCCGTTACTTTCAATTTAGCATTATCGTTATAATCAAAAATATTAGCATTATTTTCGATTACTTTCTCATTCTTGTTTATTAAAGTCACAACATTTTCGAAAAATGACATGCCATACGGGTTTTCCACAGCAAAGCAAGGCAAATCAGTCCATCTTACTGGCTTGTTACTACCATCCACTTCTTCAAACTTATATTCAGCATTCTCTGTAATAACCTTTTTTTCTATTCCATCAACAAATTGTTTTTTATAGTCTTTTGTTATTATTTCTAAATGTGTTTCAATTCCTCCAGTTGCTGTATTTTCATACCAACATCTTAATAATCCTATTTTGGTACTTGGTACATCATAATTCCATATAGCTACTGTATTTAAACTTGATACATTTGCATAGACTTCTTCATTATTTTTATTTTCATAAACTAATCCATATCCTGCCCCTGTAGTAATATAATCAAGTACACAGTCATAAAAAAAGCTACCATTGTCATTATATTTTGCAATATAATCAATAATAGCTTGATAGTCTTCTGGATCGTTCTTTTCACCAAAGACTCTTTTAAATATTTTATTTAAAATCCCTTTTTGAGTTTTATTTATATTCTTAACTTTAAACTGTGGCTCTTTTCCTCCAAAATATCCACTTGCAATAATACTTATATAATATTCAAGTGCAACAACAACATCTTTCTTATCATATTTTCTTGTAAATCTATCTTGTAAGTATTTTCTGTGCATAAATATTGGCAATGCTTTTCCCCACAATATACTTGTATTTTGATTTATATTTTTTTCACTTAAAAATTCGTCTTTATATTGTATTTTTTCTACAAAACTCATTATTTTTCTCCTTTACATTATACTGTTATAACCAAATTGTAATTTCTTTTGATTTATATATTTTTCTACTGCATATCTCATTGCATCCATCAAATGATTAAAATCATCTATTGGTTTGTTTATTTTATTGCCAAACTTGTCCTCGTCCCATGTGTAATTGCTTATTTCCGTTATAAAGTTTACACATCTAGGATGTATTATTATTTCAAAATCTTGTATAAATTGGATACCATTATTTATGCTGTCTTTTCCTTTTAATGCTCCTGTAATATGTCTTAATCCTAACCCTCTTAATTCATCAATAGATTTTGGTTCTGCACTATCTGCTGTTATTTTTTCTTTTGAGTATCCCATTTGATTTATTTGGTCATATATAGCTTTATTACTCATTCCTTTTTGATATATCTCATCATATACATAAATCTTTTTATTTTTTAAATCTATTGCACCACAAAATAGTGCTGTTGGATCATTCGTATAACCAAAATCTAGCCCAAAAGCACTATCTAAATTTCTTATTGTATTTAAATCAAATTTTTCTTCTTTCCAATTTTCATAAACCAATCCATCAACTATACCCCAATTGCCTAAACCGGCAACTTGATATCTTCTAGGATTATTTTTCTTCATTCTTTCAAATACTTTTTTATCAGCTTCATCTAACCACTCATTACAAAGATAATTTGTTGTCATTGCTAATACATCATCATCTTTAACATCAAAAAACCTTTTTTTAATCCAATGATGTTCATTCCAAGGGTTCAATGTTATTGTTATTTGTTTAAACAATCCATCAGGAACTTCTCCGTCTTATGCTTTCGTCTATTACATCAAAATCAGACTCCTTTGTTATTTCGTATGCCTCTTCTATCCACAACCAACATAAAACACCAATATCTACTGATATTGATGTTACCTTTAATGGATCATCTAACCCTCTAAAATATATCTTCTGTCCTGTAGGTTTATATGTCATCTCTAATGGGCTTTCTTTTATTTCCCAAAAATTATCTACTTTTAATCTGTGTATAGCCCATTTCAATTCTGTAAAACAACTATCCTTTAATGTTCTAAATGTTTTTCTAATTACAAGTGTATTGGCTTCTTTATATTTCATCATATTGCATATTATCCATAATGCTGTTGTTTTTGATTTTTTACTTGCTCTTGAACCTTTGCACACTCTATATCTGCATTTGCAATGCCAATATTCCGCATATCCTTTTCCAACTATACTTTGTAACGATAATTCATTTACTTGTTGCTGTATATTTTTATTTATTATTTTATTCTGTAATATCATCAGTTATCACCACTGGTATATTTCCAGCCACTTCAACCTTTTCTTTAAATGTGCCATATCTTTTTCCAAGTAACTCTGCACATTTGGTTCTGTCCTGTAATGAGGCATCCAATCCAAACTGGTCTTTTTCTTCCCCACGCATTACTTTTGTTAGATATTGTAATACTTCGTCCTGTGAGGCTATTCTACTATTTTCTTTTTCTTGAAGCTTTATTTTTATAAATTTGTCTAGTTTTGACAAGTTTTGCGAACCTATTCTATTAAGATTTTTTCCTTTATATCCAGCTTTTTTACAAGCTTCTGTTGCATTTGCAGTTTCTATATAGTAATCAACAAATCTCTTTTGCATCTCTGTTAATGAATTATATTGCTTCTCTATGTTTTCATCTTCCATCTGCCTCACTTCCTTTTCTATGTTCTTCTACTAAATATTTCATTACATCTACTTTACTATAACATTCTTTTTTCTGTTTATATCTATCTTGCAATTCAAACTCTTTTGTCTCTTCATTGTATATTTCTACTTGCTCTTTTTTTAATATTTGGTATTTAGTACAATATTTACAATTCTTTTCACTATAAAATTGAAAACTGTTTATTTTATATATTTGTCCTTTTATAGATAAGGCATATAATAGTTTATTTATATTTTTATTTATGTTCATTTTTCCACCTTAAAATACTCATCCACTATTTCATGAATAATATCATAAGAATTTGATACTATATCAGCAACATCTTCTTCTGAATATTGTTTTTCACAATGTGTTATATAATTATCTATATAGCAATGTGTTAATTCATGAATCAAAGTAGATTTTTTTCTATCTTCTGGTAAATCTTCATCAATATATATTTTTAAAGTATCACAATATGTAATTCCATAATATCTCATATCTATTGATTTTAGATTTTCTTCTTCATTAGCTTTTCTTATGTTTTGCATATTCTTTATCGCTTGTTGAGGTACTTCTGTTATGGTCCATTCTCTGTTGTTTATTTTAAATTTCATTGATTCCTCCTAAATTATTGATGTCATTGTTCTATGATTTTTTAAATAATCTTTTGCACTCCAATATTTAAGTCCTTTTTCTTTGCATTTTTTTATATACTCTTCTGCTTTTTGCTTTGTCCATTTCATATTTCTAATTTCCTTCCCGCCGTTTTTACAATTGGTCTTTTATATCCTTCTAATTTCTTTTCTTGCTGATAATTTTCACATTTGGTATAAATTATATCTTCTGTTTCAAACACTTTTATTTTACAATTTGATTTATTTTTACAATTACTACAACATTGTTTTATATATTCATTTATTCTTTCTTCATTTTCCATAAACACCTCTTTCATTTAATAAACACCAAGTAATGATATAGTTATAGAATATTGCACCCTAGAACTAATCGGCTTGTACTTCATCTACAATAGATTACTGTTGCCGCTCTGCTATATATGTTTACATACTTCGTACTATTTACATATTGACTTATTTGCTTTTTGTGTTATAATAGTTACACAATATGTCCTTGTAGCTCAGCTGGACAGAGCAACTCTTTTGCGAAGAGTTAGGTCAGGGGTTCGAATCCCCTCTTGGAATTTTTACCAGTTTGTCTGGTATTTTTTATTTTAAATTAATTATAATAATAAAAAGAGCAGACATTTAAATCATCTACTCTTAAATTGTGGGTCTAATTATCTCTATCTGAGATTTTTTCATAATACTATTATAGCACCGATTTTCAGTAAAAAACTGCCAAAATTATGCCAATTTTTTTAATTCTTTATTTACTTGTGTTATTAGCTCTGTTTTTTTTCTAAAATATGTTCTCTCTGACATGCCATTGTTTATTACTTCCCACTTACTTTTACTTTGTATGTATATCTTTTCAAATATGTTTTTACAATCTTCATCTACTAATTGCAATGCCATCTGAACTGCCTTTACTTCCTTTATTGCTTTTTTTAGGTCTTCATCTTCTTGTAGTTGGATTACACTATTTAAAACCATATCTGATTTTGAATATTTAGGCTTAGGCATTCCATCTATATTCATTCCACTTACACTTATTATATCTTCTCTAATTGACATTATCTTAATACAATTATAATTATATCTTTTTAAGCAATTTACTGCTTGTCTGTATTCTTGATTTTCTAATCTCATTAGTACCTCCTATATCTTGATATTTTGTAATCTTATATCACTTTTGGGTGGTTTTACTACTTCTTTTACTAATCCTAAATCATATCTTTGAAATGTCTCTTTTACTCCTGTTATCATGTTCTGATATAATATGAAATTAGGATATTCTTTTACAAATATGTATTCATGATTATTTTTACTTATTATTTTGGGTATTCTCATTTGTATTTTTTCCTTTCTTTAATCTTTAGATAATTTATATATTGCATATCCTATTCCAATAAGGACTGCTCCTATTCCTATACCAATTCCTCCAACAAATATTGCTACTGCTATTTCCATCTTACTTTCCTCCTAGATTCCTAATATTTTTTTACCTATTTTTGTTCTTGCATCATCTAATTTTGCTAAAATAGGATGTAAAATTCTAAATATTTTTTCTTCAATTTCTCTTTCTTCCTCGTTCATTTATTCCTCACCTCTTTAATTTATAATTGGAAAATCAATTTTATTAATTTCATCTAGTTTTTCTTTTAAGCTGTTCACTTCTGTTCGTAGCTGTTCATTCTCTTTTAATACTCTTTTATAATCTGATAAAATATGTTCCAATATTCTAGTAAGCTCTACAATTTCTTTATTGTAATATCCATGCCAACCATTTTCTTCTTTATACTCTTTATCTGTTTTTATAGAATCTATAAAATGTTCTGCATTTTTTATATCTTCTTCTATACTATTTCCTATGCTACCAACATTTATGTCGTTACCATTATTATTTTCTTCGTTTATATCATCTTCTAATTCTTTGATTTCAGCTTCTACTTCTGAAATTTCTTCTATTATATCTAAATCATCAGCACCACATGCTAATCTAGCTTCTTGTATTCTATGTAATTCTTCTAATCTATCTTGCAATTTTTCTATTTTATTTTCTTTCACTTAAAACACCTCCTATTTTGAGCATATATTCAATAATGCTTTTTGATATGCTTTAATTTTCTTTTTCAACTTATAATTTTCTTTTTGCAATTTGTAATATTCTTCTTTATAGTCTAAATCAATAACATTCTTTTTGTCTATTAACTCTCTTATTTTTGTTTCTTGTTTTTCTATCTTATCTTTCATATATTCAAAATCACATTCTTTTTGTAATTTATCTATATCCCCTGGTGTCATCATTTTACCCACCCCATTTCTTGGCATTTCTTATTTATTGCTTGTAGTTCTTTTGAGTTTAGTATAGGATTTAATCTCAATGACATTGTTCTAATTTCCTTTGGTTTTTTATCTGCTCCTATTTCCACTCTTTTTCCTGTTATATGAAATCTAATAAATAAAGTATATAACTCTCCTTTTATCATCTCTGATTGTTTATACTCTATAATTCTACAATCTTGTGTTGTCCATTTGTTTCCTTCTGGATTTTCATCTTCTTCTGGGTGATTATCATATTTTTTATATCCTAATTCTTCAAACATTTCATCTGCTGTTTTTTCTTTCACTATGTATCACTCCTCTCTCCAATTTTCATCTAACCATTTATTGAAAATTTTATCTACTATTCCAATTAACATTCCACTTATAATTAAAAGAATGCTATTATCTGTTAAAAGTACAGTTAAAGTTCCTACTACTAATATTAGCAAAATAAATAAAACAGCTTTTATTGTTTCTTTCTTCCAATCTTCTTTCATATCTTATTTACTCCTCTTTAAATAGTTCTTTATATTTATTTTCTAAATAACTTATGCAATCTCCTAATCTTACTATTTTATTTTCATCTATATTTCCAAACATTGTCATACAATATCTATTTTGATTTCTATTATCTGTTAAAATTCCATATATAAATTCTAAAATGTATTTTTCTTTTTCCTTTTCATCCATATATTTTATTTACTCCTTTACTACTAAATTTGCTTGGATTAAATCATATATTACATTCATTGTTCGTTCAAAATCATATGTTGCTTCTGTGTTTAATCTAAATCTAATTTGCCTATCTTCACCAAGATAACAATTGTAATTAAACAAATTTCTATCATTATTAACAACTATCATATTACCAGTAAAATCTTCGATTGACTTATGTGGTGTATATATATAATTAATCCTCTTGTCTTGTTGTATTTTTTTTAATCCAAACTTTTCAAGTTTCTTTAAATCTACATCATCTCTTATTTTCAACATATCTATTCTCCTCCTACTTTTCTAGCATTTCGAACTAGTCTTTTGATTATATTGCTATAATATCTCTGCTCTGGTCTTAATAAATCTGCAAAATTATCTAAATCATCTAGCTCTTTCGCTTTTCTTTTTAAAATTGCTTCTTTTTCTTCCTTATACAAATTATCATCTACTCCGTTTAATCTCCTTGTTGCGATTAATTCTTCATCATCAATTACATCTGCCATGTGTTTTCTCCTTTCATTTTATCTAAATATGTAACTCCTACTGCATATGCAGCCCAAATATCTGCTTTAAAACCATAAAACCACCCTGGATTCTTCTTAGTTCCAACTACACCAAATCTATCTATTAATGCTTGTCTAATGTTGCTATCTTTAGCTTTCATAGAATGACACAAGTTCATTTTTTCTTCTTTTCTGTATATATAATTTACTTGCATTCCTGATGCTTCTCCAAATTTTCCAATCCATACACAAGTATCAAAAACCTCTTTTCCTACTGGCATTCCATAACTTGCTATCATTTCTATTACTATTGCATCTATCGTATTAAGATCACAATATTTATTACTAACTAAAAATTCTTTTATCTCTTCATTTTGTGTCTTACCAAAAAGCATTGGCTTATAAGTTTCGCTATCCATTAAGCAATATGCACTTTCTATATTGCCAGGATCTATCGCTAGTATTTTCATATTCTCATTTGCTCTCCTAAATCTATATTTTTCTTAATCGGCTTTTCTGAGTATTCACATTCTTCTACTCCAACAAAATTAATATCTTCTAATCTCATACAGCCGACCACATTTTATACATTCACCTTTCAATTCTGGATAATTGTATTTCATTCTCTACTCCTTAAAATTGTACTGGTTAAATTCCACTGATATCTTTTCCATGAATTTATCCCAATTTACAGATGTTTTTATGTATCTTCTCACTCTTTCTAGTGTTTCTTTTTCACCTTGCATCTTTCCTGCTTCATATACACAGATACAAAATATAATTATTAATATTACTTTAAACATTGTTTAGCCTCTTTCTTCCTTGCTCTGTTATTTGATACACTACTTCCTTGCAGTGTGTTTCTATGTCTAATTCTTTTCCAACTATACATACTTGTCTTTTCTCTAATAATGCTGTTAATCTTGGTCTTGCATGGTTGTAATCTATTTCTTTTGTATATCCTCGGTATGCCATATATCTCGCTACTTGTTTGGCTGTTAGTTCTTTATATTCACTAAGTATTTTTAATACTTGTATTTCTCTTTTCGTTTTATCTACTTTTTCGTTTGCTTCTCTTCTTGTTTCTTCACTAACTTGATTCATTTGTTTCACTCTCCTTAAAATTTCTAAAAACATTTTTATTTGTATATAAATTTACAAAAGGATCATTTATGTAATGCTCATCTCTACTAATTGTCATTCTTGCTCTTATATCTGCTACTTTAGGCATATACACAACTTCTTTTATAGTTTTATTTATTGCCTTTTCAAATTCAGTTTTATCTTCATTTCTAAATTCTTCATACCATAACATCATTTCTTCTCTTGAAAAAATTTTATTATATGCTATTTGTACTCTAGCAATTTGATTTTTAAACTCTTCCTTGTTCATTTAAAAGTCCACCACCTTGCTTGTGTCTTGCTTTTGATTTTTAAACCCACTTTCCTCTGCTTGTATTTTTTCTACAGAATCTATCTTTCTTTTTACATAATCCTGCAGTATTGTATTCGCATAATTCCAGTTAGGACATTTAATTCCCGACGTTTTCGACAGCACATAATCTATAACTTCAAACGGCAACTCATCAAGATATTTTATACATTCACTAATAGCATTTATATTAAAAGAATTTAAACATTCAATAAATCGTTGTTGTAATTTTTCTTCTTTTTCTTTTTTTAATAATAAATCATTATCTATATCTTCTTCATTATCTTCTTCATCTTCTTTATCATCATCGGGTTTTTTGGCATCCATTTGGTTTTCATTAAAACCATTCGCTTTTAAATTATCCTTTTGGTTTTTTCTAGGTCTGCCACCTTTTTTGGCATTCTCTCTATTTTTTTCACATCTAGCTTCATATTTTTCTCTGTCTCTATCTAGTTGTGTTTTTATAAAAGAGAAAGCCATTTTTACTATTCCATTTAATTGTGGTATTTCTCTAGTTTTCTCATACTTGATTATTGCTCTCATAAGTTGACCTATTTGTTCATCTGTTAGCAAATTGAATTGTTCTTCATAATCTAAATATATTAAAAAACTGCTTTTATCCATTTGCTTTCTCCTTTCGTAAAATATTAGGGTAGATGTTAAGTCTACCCTAGTTGTCTAATATTCTTTATCTTTTTCATATTCAACACTAATTTTTGTTTTCCAATTACTATCTAAATTATCTAAATTATTGCTTATAAAGGCATCTACAAATTTGTCCAATGTTGCTCTTTTATTTAACTCTCTTCTGATAATCTCTTGCATTTTAGTTCTTTTTTCTTCCACCAACTTTTTCATTTCTTCTTTAACTATTTCTCTAATTATGTTGTTTACATACACTTCCAGAAGAGTGTATCTGTTGTCACTACTATAACTACTTATTCTTCCTTCTTCATCTACTTTTGTTTCTAATACAGCTTTTACTAGACCATTAACAATTTTATCTTTGTCTAGAGTCTCCGCAATTCCTGTCATTACAATACTTTTTACAGCTTCATTTAAATAGTTATTGTCTACATTCAAATCAATTCCTACTATATTTCCCATTTTTATTTCCTCCTAATTTAATCTTCTAATCCTATTCCTAAACCTATTGCTATGCCTAACCATGCAATAAGTCCTCCTACTTCGCAAAATATTATTCTTGCTATTCCTAAAGCTATTCCTAATCCATTTAAAGGATTTATTGAATTAACTATTTGTACTATTCCTCCTATAAACATTAACCATACTCCTACATATATTCCTAGTGCAATTCCTGCAATTGCTATTAAAATTCCTATATTTTTTTTCATTTTTTCCTCCTAATATTTTTTATAAATTAATTTTTCTTTGCTCCAATTCTCTCCATAAATGCCTTTTAAATAGTTTTCTATATAATCTTCGTATAATTGGGTATCTTGTCCGAAATCCTCCTGATAATGGCATTCTGAGCACAATGTAACTATATTCTCTGGTATTCCTAAACCACCTTGGCTTCTCTTAATAAAATGAGCATTTGCAAATGTTTTTGGAACATATCTTTCGCAATAAATACATTTATGATTATCTCTGTTCCATACTATTTCCTTTACTTTCTGTGATATTTCACAAGCTCTACTTCTTTTGCTCATTTTTACCCCAGCTTTCTAATAAACTATTTATTTCTGCATCAGATTTGGTTTCTATATTCAAACTTTTTGCTAATTCAACTAATAAATTTATTAGTAAACTCATTTCTTTGCTATCATAAGTTGAACTACCATAATAACAATGTACTTTTACACATTTATCTTTTCTACTTACTTCTTGAACTAAAAATCCAAGCCCCTGTCTTTGCCATATTCTTTTAAAATTTTCAAATGCTCTTTCTTCAATTATCATTGGTTCAAATGTTCCAATTTGCAATATTCCATCTTGATATATCTTTTCTTTCGTTATAATTGTTCCATCTTTACTTAATTCTTTTGCTATCTCATCACATAACACCCAACAATATGCATTACTATCTAAGCTTCTTTTAGGTTTGTATTCTTTTAATTCAAATTGCTTATCTCTTGCTTGTTCTAGCAAATAAGTTATTATTTTATTACTTGTTCCTACCATATTTTTACCTTTCTACATGTTGATGCATAAATACATATTCTGAATTTTTTCCCATATTATTCAATAAAAATTCACTTGCTTGTTGTTTACTTAAATGGCTGTCTTTTGCTCTAAATTCATATACATATTTGCAGTCTTGTTGTTTTTCTTTTATCCTTTCTTCTATCTCATCTTCATCGTAATTTCCTTCAACAAGATACAAATCATAATTTTTAGCACTTATTCCTTCAATCGTTTTAGTATCTGTCATATAGATTACTTTATAATCATCAAATAGTATTCTATAACCACATTGAGGTACATCATGGTATAATTTAATTGGTACAATTTTAAATAGTTTATAATCATATTTTGTTCCAATTTGAAGTATATCTATATTCTTTTTTTCAACTCCACATTCTAAAAGTGGTTTTAATAGCCATTCACAACAAGCGAATCTTAATGTCGGTCTTTCTTGTGCTAATCTTTTTATTGTTTCTTTTTTGAAATGATCTGAATGTATATGAGTAAGAAGTACTATTTTTAATTGCTTATAATACTTTTCTAATTTTTTAAAAGTAACTCCACAATCTATTAAAATTATGTCTCTTATTATTGTTGCATTTCCTGTACTACAACTAGATATAATTTTATAATTCATTCATTGATACCTCTTTTGTTTCTTCTGTTTGATCTGTAACATCTGCTTGTACTTCAATTGGTTCTTGTTGAGGAATTTCTTGTTGCATTTCTTCTGCTTCATACATTCCTGCTAAATCTTCAACAAATGTTTCTCTTAATGCTCTTACTTTTGCAACTTTCTCAACCATTGTTGCTCCTTTATTTCCCCAATTTGAATTTAATTGACCTTGTCCTGTTTTTTGTGCCACCTCATTAAAACTTACACTTGAATAAATAGGATGTGTCCAATCTTTTCTGAATACTCTAGCCCAGCCACCTACAAGTTGTTCATTTCCTAATTTAAATGTTCCTTGTCTTTCTTCTATTGTTCCATCATCTTTTTGAACTATGATTCCACACTCCATTCCATCATAATTAGGATTTAATACTGCTCTTTTTAGTATTGCATCTTTCCCAACAACTAATTGGGCTGGTGTTCCTGCTTTATACTTAATCAAATATGCTTCTCTCAAAAATGGATTTAATTTTCTAACTTTACAAAGTTCTGTAAATAGCTTAAATTCTTGATTTGTAATAGGAACATCACTTCCAACTATATACTCTTGCACTATTTTTTTACTTAATTTTATTTCTTGTCCTTCTACTTCAAATTTAACTACTAAATCTTGTGTTTTATCTTGATTTTCATTACTCATAATCATATCCTCCATTTTCTAAAAATTGTTTTAATTCTCTTAACTTTGTTCTTGTTCCTCTTACTGCAAATCTTAATGTTAAAATTTCTTCTTGTTTTTCTTCTATGACTGGTGCTTGTAAAATTGTTTCTTCAGTTTTAGGAATAAAATTCTCTAATGCTTGTCTAGTTGCTTCTGTTTGAGCTCTTATACTTTCATCTGCTCTTCTTTGAGCTTCTTCTAATTGTTTTCTTTTTAATTCTTCTTGTCTCTTTTTTTCTTCTTCAATAGCTTTAAATCTATTCGTTACACTTGTTATTGCTTGTGATACATTTAATGATTTTTTATATTCAACTAATATTTCTGTCTTATGTTCTTGTGTATTAATTAGTTTTAAATCATCTACTATTTTGTCTATAAATTGTTTTGCTTGTTCTTTTAAACTCTTTCTACTTGCTGATAATGTTACATTTATTCTTGCTTGTGAATATGTAACAAAATCAATATTATTAGCCTTTTTATATTCTTCAAAATAATCCTTTATTTCTTGTTCTTTTATGTTCTTTAATTCATTTTCTGTTGAATCTATCTTTACTTTTAAATCATTGTCAGCACTTTTATATTTATCTGATATATACATCTTGTAAATTTCTTCAAATTGCATATATGGTGCTAATATTTGCTCTTTTACTATCTTCCTTTGATTTTCTACTTCTTTAAATTCTTTATTTAAACTTGCTCTTATTTGTTTTATTGTTGTTACATTCTCTTCTGTGCAAACCAAACTTTTGGCATTTTCAACTTTTTGTTCTACCTCTAATGAAAGTTCTTTTAGATGTTCCTCAATTTGAGGTAATTGCTTTACTACTATTAAATCTTGCATTTTTCCCTCCTATAATCTACTTCTTTCAAATTCAATATTCATTTCTCTATCTTCTGCTTCTTGCTGTTCTTCTAATTGCTCTGAAACCTTATCAAGCTCTGCTTGTACTTCTCCTTTTATTCCATTCAATTGTTCTATATAAGTAACATCTTCTATTTTATTTACTAGATCTTCTATTCCAGCAACTAATTCTGATAATTCTTCATATTTATCATTTAAATCCATAATTTTTCTCCTTTGACAATTCTCTTTAAATGTGTTATTATATTTAAAGAGAATGTTTATATAAATGTTTTTGTTGAGTTATTTTTGCGGAGTGGTATTTGTAAAAATAACTCTTTTTATTTTGTCTACTGTTTCATAGTACATTTCATGTGTTCTATCTGCTCGTTTCAATATTGTTTCGATTTCATTTAACTTTCTAAAATATGTTACTGCTCTTGTTTCTGCATTTTCACATTCTTTTCTTAATTGTTTTTTTGTTTCAAACATAATTAACCTTCCTTTTCTATTTCTTCTAATTTTTTTAATACTTTTTCTAAATTTTCTTCTGTCAATTCTGTAGTAAATTTCATTATTGATTCAAGATTCTTATTTTCATTCCAGCCATCTTTATAACAATCAATATCAAGTCTGTTTATATGTCCTGAAAAGTTAAAGAAAAAATCATGTTTTGTATTCTTATTTAATTGATATACTTTTGCAATTACTTTTTGTAATAACTCTTCCACTTTCTTCACCTCATTTCTTCAAAATACATATAAAGCTACAAGCTAGCATTATATAAGCTACTTTCATTATAAAATCAATTGTTATTATATTTGATAAAAACTCTACTACAACTCCTACAATAACAGGTAGTATTACAAATATAAATATAAACATTATTCCAACTATTGTTGTCCCTATTATTTTTTCCATTTGTTCACCTTCTTTCTAATCGAATATACTTGTTCCAGCAGTCTGTAAAATTTCTTTAAACTTATCGCTTTCTATACAATATCCGCCGAATTTTGTTCCATATCTTTTGCAAAATTTTATTGCAGTATTTACATTAACCCTATATTTTTCTGCAATTTCTTTAGCATAAATTAATCTCGGTAAATCTTTTTCTTTTTTTATATCTTCTAAATTTTGATTTATATTTTTTAGTACTTCTATTACTTGATCTGGCATTTTCTCATCTCCTATCATTGTAAAATTTTGGTATTTGTTGTATAATTACCTCAAAAGCGAGGTGATTATAATGTATAAATATGTATTTAAAGGTCCTGGCTCAATCAATATCAAAACTCCTCATGTTGAAAAATTTAGTGATATAAAAATTGATTTAAAACAATTTCCAGACCATGTAGAAAATCATTCAGAATATCCAAATGGTTTAATATTAGATATAATGGAATATGCTGATCGTATTGAGTACTTATCTAATAAAAAACTTATTGTATTAGAAGATTTTTCTATTGCATTTGAAGATTAATCGTATCTTTATTTTGAAGAATAGTTGAGCTTGTTTGATTGCCGTCAGCCAATTCATCTATTCTTTTCATTTTTTTATATTCTTCTGTTTCCTCAACAATATAAATTGTTTTTTCTGACTTTATTTCTTCCATTTCTTCACTTCCCTTCTTCTTGTACCTTGTCGCAATTATTTTTGTTGACTTTTGTCAACTTTATTTATAAAAAAAATATCATCAAACTCACAACCTAAAGCTTTACATATATTTACTGCATTCTCTGGACTTGGATTTCTTTCACCTTTAGCAAGTAAACAAATCAGTGTCTGTGAGCATTGAGCCTTTTCAGCCAGTTGTCTATATGAAAGTCCTGCTTTGACAATTGCCTCTATAAACTTATCTAAGTCTTTTATCAAAACACTTCTATTTGCCATTTTCTTCGCCTCCTTTTTGTTGACTTCTGTAAACATTATATACTATAATTTACATTTGTCAATACTTTTTTTGAAAATTTTTAAAAAATATTTACATTTGTAAATATTTGTAGTATAATCCTTATATAAGGAGGTTCAAAATGATACTTTCAAATAAAGAACTTGGTAAATATTTAAGAGATATAAGAGAACAACTTGGATATAGCATTTACGATGTAAATAAACTATGTGACATTTCCCCTAGTTATCTATCTTTAATGGAAAACGGAAAAAGAAAGCCTAGTGCTATAATTTTAAAAAAAATAGCACCTATATACTCTTTAAATTATTTAGATTTATATGAAAAAGCTGGTTATATTGATTTAATAAACGATGAAAAATACATTTCTACAGATTCAACACCTGACGATATATACGATCAACTAAAAAATATTGGAACAATGTATGTTTCTAATACTGATATGGTAAAAATACCAATTCTTGGTGTTGTTAAAGCTGGATATGATTACCTAGCACAAGAAAACTGGATTGGTTCAGTAGATGTAGAAAAAAATATTGTTAATGATGGTAGCGAATATTTTGCTTTGAAAGTTGTCGGTGATAGTATGTCCCCTGTTCTTATTCAAGACGACATTGTTGTTATAAAAAAACAAAATGACTTTGAGAATGGAGATATAGTTGTTGCTATTGTTAATGGCAATGAAGCTACTATAAAAAAAGGAAAGAAAACTGATTCTAGTATTACATTACAACCTTTGAATCCAAGTTACGATCCACTCGTTTTTACTTATGATGAAGTAAAATCTATACCAGTTACTATAGTTGGTATAGTAAAACAATTAAAAAGAGATTTTTAGGAGGATTTATTGTGGAAAGTGAATTAATTATAAAAACCGAAAAAACATTTGAGGAAATAAAGCATATTGATGAAAACGGATTTGAATACTGGTATGCCAGAGAATTAATGAATGCTCTTGAATATACCAAATGGGGAAACTTTAAAGGTGTTATAGCGAAAGCAATTCAATCTTGTGAAAATAGTAATTTCAATCCATCTGACCATTTTGCCGAAGTCGGCAAAACGGTACCTATGCCATCAGGTGCTAAACCAAAAATAATAGAAGATTTTAAATTATCAAGATATGCTTGTTATTTAATAGCTCAAAATGGTAGCCCATCAAAAAAAGCTATAGCTTTAGCTCAAACATATTTTGCAGTAAAAACTAGACAACAAGAATTAACAGAAGAAGAATACAAGTCTCTTTCCGAAGATGAAAGAAGATTATATAATCGAACAATAGTAAAAAATAGAAATAAATACTTATTTGACACAGCCAAGGCATCTGGAGTTAAAGATTATGCAAAATTTAATAATGCTGGTTATAAAGGATTATATAATGGAGAAACTGCCGAAGATATTGCAAAAAGAAAAGGATTAAAAGATGGACAACCAATCCTTGATTATATGGGAAGTGCCGAACTCGGTGCAAACATATTCCGAATAACTCAAACTGATGCATTATTAAAAGATAAAAATGTAAATACTGAAGCTGAAGCTTGTAATACTCATAATAAAGTTGGTAAAGCTGTAAGAGAAACTATAGAAAAATTAGGTGGCACAATGCCTGAAAAATTACCTACCCCAGAAAAGAGTGTTAAAGAATTAGAAAGAGAAAAGAAAAAACAATTGAAATTAAATAGCAAAAATCAAAAAAAATTAAATAAATAAAAAAAGAGAAATATGTTACTAGTTTGCGACAAGGTACATATTTCTCACAACATAAAAATTCCTTGAAACAAGGTCTCTTTATGCTATTTATTATAGTATAAAAAAAGCCTTTTTTCAAGAGATTT